GGGTTCTTTACAATCATTGTTTTGAGTGTCAGGTACAATCAGAACATAAGATGAGAGTTAACGGAACATATGATGAATGGATTAAAAGTAAAGAAAAAGAAAATAAGATAGCTTGGATACAAGAACAACGAGAATCTATTGAAGAGTGGAGAGGTCAAAAAGCACCATCGGTATATAATCAAATAAATCCTGATGGACAGCAGTTATCAAAAGAAAAGTGGTTAAATGATAGTGAAGAGTTGAATAAAAAAGCAGATGAGGCTCTTGAATACTTAGAAGAAATGGAAAAAAATTTACAATAAATGTTTGATAAACATAAATCATACGTAATTAGTGGAACTAAAATAATCAGATTGTTAGAGCTGATTGAGGACTTACAAGACATAGCAGGTGATTATGCAGATGAGACAGGCGTGGGTTATGAAATTGAAGAGGATTTTGAAACTTTAGTAGAAGATGTTTTGAAATCAGATATATTTTCTGAAATGGATTTATGTGAAGTAACAGGCAGATATACTTTAAGTGATATAATGGAAAGGGTTGGATTGAAATATTCAACAAAAGGAAGTAATGGACAGAAATAAAAAAGGGCAATTAAAAGATGTAATAAAGCAGGAGTACGTAAAATGTGCAGCTGATCCTGTATACTTTTTAAAAAAGTATTGTGTCATACAACACCCTATGCATGGAAAAATACCATTCCATCTTTATGACTTTCAAGAAAATACAGTATCCGATTTTGTACAACATAGGTTTAATATTATTTTAAAAGCTCGTCAGTTAGGTATATCTACATTGACAGCTGGATATTCGTTATGGATGATGACGTTTCATCAAGATAAAAATATCTTGGTTATCGCTACAAAACAAGAGGTAGCAAAAAACTTGGTAACAAAGGTACGTGTTATGCACGCGAGTTTACCTGGTTGGTTAAAACAAAAGTGTGTTGAAGATAACAAATTGAGTCTGAGATACAAGAATGGTTCTCAGATAAAAGCTGTATCGAGTGGAGAAGATAGTGGTCGTTCTGAAGCTCTGTCTTTATTAATACTTGATGAGGCAGCTTTTATTGACAAGATAGATGGTATATGGGCAGCGGCATCACAAACGTTATCAACTGGTGGACAATGTATCGCTCTCTCAACACCAAATGGTGTTGGTAATTGGTTTCACAGAACTTGGATGGACGCAGAAGATGGTTTGAATGATTTTAATTTCACAAGACTCCATTGGACTGTGCATCCAGATAGAGCTGAAGATTGGAGAGAGGAACAAGATAAATTACTTGGCCCATCACTAGCGGCTCAAGAATGTGATTGTGACTTCATTACTTCTGGTCAAAGTGTGGTTGATGGTGTAATATTAGAAGAATATAGACAAAAACATTTAAGAGAGCCAATTGAAAAAAGAGGCATTGATAGTAATGTTTGGATATGGGAACCACCAAACTACACAAAAGATTACATAGTATGTGCTGACGTTAGTAGAGGGGATAGTACAGACTACTCAGCTTTTCATATTTTGGATATAGAAACATTAGAGCAAGTCGCAGAATATAAAGGTAGAATGTCTACAAGAGATTATGGTAATTTATTAGTGAACATCGCAACCGAGTATAATAATGCACTGCTGGTGATTGAGAACAACAATATTGGTTGGGCTACAATACAACAAACGATTGATAGGGGATATGAGAACCTCTTTTATATGAGTAAAGATTTACAGGTGGTTGATGTGCACAGACAGATAAATAATAAAATAAATAGGATGGAAAATGGTTTAGTACCAGGTTTTACCCTAACATCTAAGACAAGACCATTAGTAATCGCTAAATTAGAAGAATTTTTTAGAGAAAAGTCCGTCATAGTACATTCACAGCGATTAATTGATGAGTTGTTTGTATTTATATATAACGGAAGTAGAGCAGAGGCTATGAGAGGATATAACGATGACCTCGTTATGTCATTTTCAATGGGTCTTTGGATAAGAGAGACTGCCCTCAGATTAAGAGCAGAAGGAATTGAATTACAAAAAACAGCAATAACAAATATAAATTCACATAAAGGAATTTATACAAACGAAACCCAAAAAAATGATTCTTGGACAATGAGTGTTAACAAGCAAGAAGAATCATTAGAGTGGTTAATTAAGTGAGGTAAAAAATGGCAGATACAAGTTTATTTGCAAGACTACAAAGATTATTTTCTACAAATGTAATTGTTAGGAATGTCGGAGGTAAACAACTTCGTGTTGCAGATACAAGTAGAACACAATCCTATTCTAGAAGTAATCTAGTTGATAGGTATCAAAAAATTTATGCTGGTGCAGGATTGAGTGGATATTCAGACAGTCTAACAACGAAATCGATGAGATTAAATCTATTTCAAGATTATGAGGCTATGGATGCTGATGCGATAATTTCTTCAGCTTTGGATATCTATTCAGATGAGTCAACCATGAAATCAGAATATGGTGAGGTATTAACAATCAATTCTGGTAATGACCAAATAAAGAAAATTCTACATAATCTTTTTTATGATATATTGAATATAGAATTTAATCTATGGCCATGGATTCGTAATATGTGTAAGTATGGTGATTTCTTTTTAAAGTTAGATATTGATGAAAAGTATGGTATTACAAATGTAGTTCCTTTACCAGTTTATGATGTGACGAGATTAGAGGGTTTAGACCCCGAAAATCCTGAGTTTGTCAAGTTTGTCATAGAATCAAACAGTCAACCATCTCGATATAAAAAACAAAATTCAGCATCAAAAGAAGAATTAGAAAATTTTCAAGTAGCACACTTTAGATTACTTTCTGATTCTAACTACCTACCTTATGGTAAATCACAAATAGAAGGTGGTCGTAAGATTTATAAACAGTTAACTCTTATGGAAGATGCTATGTTAATACATCGTATTATGAGAGCACCTGAAAAAAGAGTATTTAAATTAGATATTGGTAATATTCCACCAGCAGAGGTTGATAATTACATGCAACAAGTTATCAATAAAATGAAAAAGACACCCATTATTGATGAGACAACGGGTGATTACAACTTAAGATATAATATGCAGAATATAACTGAGGACTTTTTCTTACCCGTACGAGGAGGTGATAGTGGTACGAGTATAGATTCATTACCTGGTTTAACCTATGAAGCTACTGAGGACATTGAATATCTTAAAAATAAATTACTATCTTCCTTGAGAATACCAAAAGCATTCTTGGGATTTGAAGAGAATGTTGGTTCGAAAGCTACTTTAGCAGCTGAAGATGTAAGATTTGCTCGCACAATAGAACGTATACAAAGAATATCTGTAAGTGAATTGACTAAGATAGCTATTGTACATTTATATGCACAAGGATATCAAGATGCAGATTTAATTGACTTTGATTTAAAATTAACAAGCCCATCCACAATATACGAACAAGAAAAGATAGAACTTTGGGATTCCAAGACAAGATTAGCCTCTTCAATGATACAAGATGGTTTATTATCATCAGAATGGATATACAAAAATATATTTAATTTTACTGATGAAGAAATCAAAAGTGAAGACGAGGGTATAGTAGACGACTTTAAACAAAAATTCAGACGTTCACAGATAGAAAATGAAGGAAACGATCCTGAGGAGAGTGGTGAAGCTACAGGCACACCATCCGATATGGCTATGGGTAGAACAGGACATGAGTTAGATGATGAGGGTGGTTCACCTCCAGGTGGATTTGAAGGAGCAGGTCGTCCAAAAGAAACACCAAAGTATGGAAAAGATTTTAGTGCAAGAGGTAGAGACCCCTTGGGTAATGTAGATAGAAAAAATGCTACAAAATCTTCAAGGACTTTGGCACTAGCACACTTCGATAAATTGAAGAAATCAATGAAATTGGATAACGAAACTAAAATTTTAACTGAAACAAATGAATTACAACAAGAATATATTGAAGAAGTTGACTCCTTAACAAATGAATAAAATCACTTTACTTTATATTTATAATTAACCATATATACTAAAATGGAGCTTTTTACAATGGGTAAAAAATTAAAGCACTCGAAGATAAAAAATACGGGAATTCTTTATGAATTACTTACCAGACAAATCACCGTCGACGTTTTGAATGGAAAAGATTCTAAAGCCGTAGACATAGTTAAAGATGCATTTAACGAAAACACTTGTTTAGGTAGAGAATTACAATTATACAAGTTATTAACAGAAAAAAATTATAAATCAGAAAATAAGGCTAATCACCTATTAGAGATTGTTGTAAATTCAAGAAAAAGAATTTCAAATGCTAAGATTAAGAATGAGAAGTATAATCTTATCAAAAAAATCAATGAGTCTTTTGACACTAAAGATTTTTTCAATGGTAGAATACCTAACTATAAATTATTAGCATCAATCTATAATGTATTTCAAAGTGAATCATCACAAGAAGAGTACAATGCGGAACAGGTTTTAAACTCTAAGTTTACTGTACTCGAGCACATTACTAATAATAACATGAATACTAATGATAAGCAGGATAAAATTATTAAGGAATATAGTCAAAACGATAAAGACTTAAGACTATTAACTTATAAAATCTTAGTTGATAAATTCAACAAGAAATATAAATCATTAGATGAATCTCAAAAAGGTCTGCTTAAAAATTACATTAATAATATAAGCAATACTAACCAGATGAGACAATTCGTTAATGAAGAAGTAAAATCTGTTCGTAAAGAATTACAATATCACCTACCAAGAGTTAAGGATAAAGTAACTAAGATAAAACTTTATGAGGCGATAAAGCAAATAGTCAACTTAACAAAGGGTAGAGTAATAGAAGAAAAACAAGTTTTAAGTTTAATGAGATATTACGAGTTAGTTAAGGAGATTAATAATGTCCACAAACGACAAGATTAAAGAAATTATCAGAAGGCTGATTCGTAAAGAAATTGAAGAAGCCTCTATGACAGGTAACCTTGATGGCGGTGAAGGGCCACCTAAAACACCATACGCTTTTCAGACTAAACCCAAGTCTAAGAAAGATAAAAAGAAAGAAAAGGCTATCACAACAGCTGGTGGATATTCTAAAGTGGATGAAGCTAAATTTCATGTTAAAGTCGATGGTTTAGGTAGTGTTATAGTTGATGCTGGTTCTAAGGCTGAAGCTAAAATGATTGTTGCAAAACAAATAAAGAAACGTGGAGATATTGTAAGCGTAACCAGAGTTCAACCAAGTAAAGCAAAACAGGTTGATAAGAGACTTGAAAGCGTAAACGAGGGGCAATACCACAATTATCGTAACGATGACACAATGACCCCAAGACAAAAAATAGGTTGGTCAATGAGAGAAGTTCGTGATAAATTAAATGAACTTGATAAACTTGTTAAGATAAATGTAAGACTTAAAAACGAACTTAATGTGGATTCTAAAACCTATTGGAAAAGAACCCATGCGGCTATGAAAAAAATAAGTGAAAGATTAGTGAAATTAGCCAATAAAGTTGGACAACTATACTAAAGGAGTTAGGTGTGAATAAGCAACTAATAGTAGATTATCTACCATTTGAAATAGAACCAGACCAGATTAATGAATCCATAAAAGAAAACAATGGTAAATTAGTGGTTAGAGGTGTTTTACAAAGAGCTGAATCAAAAAATCAGAATGGTAGAGTATACCCAAAAGATATATTGATGAGAGAAGCTAAGAAATATACTCAAGAATTTATAGACCAAAGAAGAGCTATGGGTGAATTAGACCATCCAGAGTCTTCGGTTGTAAATCTACAAAATGTATCTCACAATGTAAAGAAGATGCACTTTGAGGGTGACAACCTTATGGGTGAAGTTGAGGTTTTAGGAACACCAAGTGGTAATATTTTAAAAGAATTATTTAAATCAGGTATTAAGTTAGGTATATCCTCAAGGGGTATGGGTTCAGTTGAGACTGTAAATGAGAATGGTTCAGAAGCACAAGAAGTTCAACCTGACTTTGAACTAATCGCTTTTGACTTTGTATCCAATCCGTCAACACATGGAGCTTTTATGTATCCTGTAAACGAGTCGGTAAATAAAGAAATACCATCTGGTAGAACTTGTGGTGAATATTGTAAAGTAGAATCAATTATTAACGATATAATGAGAGGTTAGATGTCACAAGAATCAATAAAAATATGGAGAAAGTGGAGAGATTGGAGACTTGAAGAAGAAAAAATTCCAATGGGCTTTGCTGGATACAAAAATTACTTCGACACCATTGAAAAAGCTATGGAGAGAGTTGAAAGAAATATGAAAACTCTTATCAAAGATTTAGCAAGAGACAAAGATGGTGATTACAAAAAAGAAGTATTAGAATTACAAAAAATATACAAAAGAAACTTGATAGAATTGAAAGTAAAATTTGCGGACTTCAAAAGAAAGAATACTGATGATTAAGTTAAAAGAGTTAATGAAAGATGGATGTGAATGTGGTGGAGGATGCTGCTCTATAACAGAAGGGCCTGATGAACAGAGACCTGCTGATAAAGAAGTTCAACGTATCGTAAAAAGAGAGGGTGAACTTCGTAAAAGAATGTTTGCATTAGAGCAAGTGTTCTTAAGAGATGCACGACCTGAAAACGTAAAATTAGCTAAACAATTAACAAAGACATATAAAGATACAGTTACTAAATTTATGAGAGAGATGATTAAACTTAGAAAGAAACTGAAATGATAAAGTTAAAAAATTTACTATCAGAAAGAAAATTTGGAGAACCATTACCAGTCTTAACAATAGAACAAGATGAACCAGAACATTTTGGTGGTGGTGAGAACATAAAGGTTTTTGATTACGAAACAAAACATTTTGATATATGTCGCTCAGCCGTCAATCTTTATCAAAGACTTGTTAAAGATGTTGATAACACCGATGCACATGACCTAATAATAGATTCAGCAAAAGAACTCGACCATATCTTTGAGATGGAAAAAGCCGTGGTTAGGGGTGAAGAACTAAATCATGACCCAATCAAACATGGTGTAGAGTTGGTAAACTCTGTATCGTTTAAGTTAGGTCAAGTAGCTGGGATGGTCGATGATGATTTTATAAAAGAAACAGAATTTATAGCTTTTCATATTTTGGTGATGGTAGAGAGAAAAGACTCAATAAAGATTTCTAAAGAAGAAGAATAGTGCCCTCAGTATCTAAAGCACAACAAAGATTTATGGGATTGGTTCACGCTTACAAAAAGGGTGAGGTTCCAGCGAGTCAAGTCACACAAGCAGTTAAGGACGCGGCTAAATCAATGAAGAAGAAGTCAACTAAAAAGTTTGCTTCTACAAAACACGATGATTTACCTAATAAAGTTAGGAGTGAAAACATGAATGAAGATGGACACACAGACGTAGCATCAGCTGAGAGAAAACTCAAACTGATTATAAAAGATGCTATGGATACTATAAACGCACTTCGTGGTATGTCTAACGAAGATTCATTACCAAGTTGGTGGACTGATAAGATTACATTAGCTAAAGATTACGTTGGTAAGTCTCGTGATTACATCATGAATCCCGCAGAATCCGTAGATGAAATCTTTCCTAAAGGTGCTGGAAGAAAAATAAGTAAAGCTATGCAAAAAGGATATACACTTTACACAACTGATAAAAGAGGTAAAAAAGTAAAGAAAATAAAAACTTATGATTCAAGACAAGCAGCTGCTGTAGCGATGGGTAAACTAATGAAAAACTTAGATACAAATTATTTTCCTAAAAATGTTGATGGATTTATGTACGTACAAGAATCCGTAAATGAAGTTAGTGGTGTTGATGTGGCTAAAAAGGTTCTTAAAAATAAACAACACGAAAAAGGTATTGATTTACAGACCGCTAACCTAATAGTAACGATAGATAAAGCCTATGATAAAAATCCAAGATTACAGAAAAAATTTAGAGCTCTACAGTTACCTAAAATGAAACAATTAATTTTAAAGTATTACGGATAAGAATATGATAAAATTAAAAAATATACTAATAGAAAAAAAAGAATTATCCAAATCTATCGTAAATGACATAGCTAAAATGACCGATAGAAATGACCATAATGGAGCACGGATGGAATTAGCTAAAGCTATGAACAATCTCAAATATCAAAACATTTATCAGGGTATAAAAATGATTGCGGATAGAGAGGGAAGTATGCCAAGAGGGTTGATGAAGTATAGAGATGATGTTGATAAGAAGTTTTTCCAATTAGCTAAGAGAACATACGATAATTATAATGATATCCATGGAGCATTTTAGTGATTAAGTTAAAAGATTTACTGAGTGAACAATCTGTAGAAGTAGGAAACGCTTACGATAATAATGGACAGATAGAGTTGGTGATAGATAGATTCTCAAGTGGTAAGTGGAAAGTTGCTGATTTTGATTTGAGACAAAACTTTTATAAGGGTGGCGGCACATCACCAGAAAATATATTAAAAAAACAGAAAAAAGTAAAATTAAAACCATCTCAGATTAATAAAATAAAAAAAATTATCAAGAATCCTGAGGATAAACACTATCTTGAAAAAGATAATTTTAGAGTAAATGATGTTATAGCAGCGCTAAAGAGAAACAAATAATGAAAAACAAAACATCCTATAAAAGATTAATGGAAATAAATGAAGCTCCTCTAAGCTCACCATCTCAATTACCATTCAGCTCAATAGAAGCACAAAAAATGGTTGAAAAAGACGTGATAAAGATTGGAAAAATAATCGGTAAAGCATCAGCACAATCAATAAAGGTTATGATGGATGGTGTTAAGGGTGGAAGATACGACGCATTAGATTTACAAAGAGCAATTGTTAGTGGGCCAGTCAGAGATACTGGTACAGGTCAAAGAGATTTGATGAGAACCCTTTGGAATAGGGTAAGGGATGGATTTCGTAGGTACACAAAACGCGGAAAACTTAGAAAGTAAATATTTATATTTGAATTGAGGAAACTATCATGAAAAAGAAAAGTTTATTTAAAGAACATTTTAACTCTATAATTGGTGGAGTCGTTACGGCTAAACCATTTGCAGATAATATTAGTCTTGCTAAATTAGTTAAAGAGAAATATGGAAATGTTGATGAAGAAAAGGTTGACGTTAAGGGTTTAACAAATGAGTTATCTAGCTTTGGTAACTTAGGAGAAACAATTTTTGGTACATCAAATATTAAAAAGATTGCTGAAAAACTCAGTTGGATTGCTAATCAGGCTAAAAATCACACATTAAGTGAGACAGAGGATTGGTTTGATAAGATTACTGTGAACCGTAACATGAAAGAATTAACAAACCTTTCTAAATCTTTTACAAAGATTTCAGATGAAGCTAACGCCCTTCAGCAAAGAATGGGAGCTCTATATGAAGATATGGGTAACATTCTTGGTAGATATTATGACATGAGTGAGGGTCACGTGGATGGTCATGATACAGATGATGATATGACGCCTGAAAAAGAAGATGATAGTGAAACTAAATTCACAATAGAACAAGGTGATTATGATAAATTTTTTCAAGGCGCGATGAAGAAGTTTGGTATTGACTCACCAGCTGACTTGGATGATGATGAAAAGAAAAAGTTTTTTAACTATGTCGATGCAAATTATAAAGCAGAGAAAGAAACAGATTAGAGGTAATATTGTTATACGTAAAACTCCGTAGAGGACAGTCTATAGATAAGGCTCTCAGTATATTAAAGAAAAAAGTCAAAGAATCGAAGTTAATGTTAGAGCTAAAAGAAAGAGAACATTATACGAAACCATCGGCTAAAAAAAGATTAGCGAGAGCAAAAGCTAAAATGAGACATAAAAAAAGTCTAAAAAGCTAACGTTTTTTTTGTAACTATATATTTATATATATAAAAAACAAATACACTGCGAACATCCGTTCATCATGCAGTGTAACCGAAGAAAATTCACATTATAGTTCCCAATAACTATATTAATTCCTAAACCAAGGATTATTCGTAATCCGAGGAGAAACATAATGGATGACTTATTAAAAGAAGCCATCGCAGATGCAAAAGCAGTTCGTGAAACAGCTCTTGAAAATGCTAAAATCGCTTTAGAAGAAGCTTTCACTCCACGTTTACAATCTATGCTTTCTAAGAAGATTCAATCTGAAATAGAAGTTGAAGAAGGTGAACATGAAGACGAAGAAGAAGTCGATGAGAGAATGAAAGATGAAGACGAAGATGAAGTTGAAGAAATGAGATTAAAAGCTCAAGACGAAGACCCATCTGATGAAGATTCTAAAGATGAAGCTATGCATGATGAAGATGAAGACGAAGTCGAAGAAAGAATGCATGATGAAGACGAAGACGAAGAAGTTGAGGAAAGAATGCATGATGAAGATGAAGACGAAGTCGAAGAGGGTGAAGATAAAGATGAAGATGACGTAGACGAAGACCTCGACCTTGAAAGTGTACTTAAAGAGCTTGAAGACAGCATCGAAGAAGACGAAGAAGTTGAAGAAGGCGCACATGAAGAAGATGAAGAAGATAAAGTTGATGAAAACGACGTATCTTCAGACATTGGTGCAGCTGATAACAAAGTTAACAAAAAAGCTGGCGATTCAACCGACATCGGTAACGCTGATAAAGCAAAACACACAGAGTCAGTAGATGAAGACATCGACCTTGACGAAGTGTTAAAAGCTTTAACTGAAGAAGATGAAGAAGAAGAAGTAGCAGAAGAAGTTAATGAAGTTACTCAACTTAAGTCTGAATTAGATGAACATCGCGAAGTAGTTAAGTATCTACGTGGTAAATTAAATGAAGTTAACTTGCTTAACGCAAAGTTGTTATTCACAAACAAATTATTCCGTGGATTTGGTTTATCCAATGACCAGAAAATGAAAGTTGTGGAAACATTTGATAGAGCAACTAACTTAAGAGAGGTTAAATTAGTCTACTCAACATTAGTTGAGTCATTTAAGACTAACCAGCCTGAAAAAATCAAAGAATCCAAAGGTTCAGCTTCTAAGCCTGTAGCCTCAACAAAATCTGAAAAACAAGAAATTATTTCTGAAGGTTCAGAGTTGAGAGACAGATTCAAGAAGTTAGCCGGGATTACTAAATTTAACAGTTAACATATTTCATTTGGAGAAATATAATGTCAAATAAATTAGGCACTATCGAAAAGTTGATGGACGGATACAATCCTGTTCGTCAGCGCATGGAGGAAACTAAAGGCTTAGTAAAAAAGTGGGAAGCCACCGGCCTTTTAGAAGGACTCCAAGATGAGCAGAAAACTCACGGTATGGCAGTTCTACTTGAGAACCAAGCACGTCAGTTAATCGACGAAGCATCTCAAGCAGGAACCAATAGTGATTCAGAACAGTGGTCAGGCGTTGCTTTACCATTGGTCAGAAAAATCTTTGGTGAATTAGCCGCACAAGAGTTTGTTTCTGTTCAGCCAATGAACCTACCATCTGGTCTTATCTTCTATCTTGATTTCAAGTATGGAAGTGCACAGGCTGGATTTACAAGTGGTAACGATGTATTCGGTATTACTTCAGGTTCTGGCGACCCAACTGCTGGATTATATGGCGCAGGTCGTTTCGCTTACTCAGCAAATGACAATGCATCAGCAGCTCAATCAATTCACGCATCAAGTGTTGCAAGTGGTACTTATACCTCTGGTTCAGTAACATTTTCTGATGTTGATTTTGAACCAGACTTGTCTGCTTCAGTATCAACTGGAAACTTAGCTGACGATGGATTAATGAAAATTAACGTTGCAACTGCAGCATTAAGTGGATATGATCCTGAAGGTGTAAGAGCATTCAACATTTCTGGTTCTGGATTTGATGAGTTCTTCCCAGCACATACAAAACTAAACGCAGCTGAAACTGAAATTGCATTTATTGTTAAAAAATCAAACGCTGGTGCACCTGGTGCATTAGTAGTTGATTATCATAAGCAACCAACTGACGCAACAAGAGGTGACTTTGAAGCAACTGCAAGCGGTACTGGCGCAGAATCAGACGCAGGAATACCAGAGATTGATATTCAAATGCGTTCTATTCCAATAGTTGCAAAAACACGTAAATTGAAAGCTGTTTGGACTCCTGAGTTAGCTCAAGACCTTAACGCTTATCATAGTGTTGATGCTGAAGCAGAATTAACTGCATTACTTTCTGAGTACGTATCAATGGAAATCGATTTAGAAATCTTAGATATGTTAAGAACTAACGCAACTGCTAAGACAGAAAACTATTCTGCAAAAGTTGGATTTGAGTTTAACTCAGCTACCAACCTGTTTGAAGAAACTTCTGCAAACTCAAATGCATACACAAAAGGTGAGTGGTTCCAGACTCTTGGTAACAAGATACAGTCTGTTTCCAACGCAATTCACCAGAAAACCCTACGTGGTGGAGCTAACTTCATCGTTGTAAGTCCTGAAACTGCAACTATCTTGGAATCAATTCCTGGATATGCAACTTCATCTGACGGCGATGCATCAGCTAACCAGTACGCTATGGGTGTTCAAAAAGCTGGTCTTTTGAATAACAGATATACTGTTTACAAAAACCCATACCAGTTTGAGAACGTAATTCTTGTTGGTTTCAGAGGAAGTAACTTCCTAGAAACTGGCGCGGTGTACGCTCCTTACGTACCGATGATTATGACACCATTAGTATACGACCCAACCAACTTTACTCCACGTAAAGGTGTGATGACTCGTTACGCTAAGAAAATGGTTCGTTCAGAGTTCTACGGATTAGTAAGAATAGCAGATATTGATAAAGTCTAAATTTAGACCTTTATATATCATGTAACTAAAAGGGGAGGCTTCGGTCTCCCCTTTTTTGTTTGGGTTATATTTATTAATGAATAATAGTATTTATTTGGAGATTTAAATGGCTCAACAACCAATATGGCCAGGTAGTGGTTCGGCAGTAAGTGGCTCAACACCTTTCGGATTTTATGATGGCGACTCAGATTTTCAGACAGAAGCACCGCAATTTGCTACATGGTGTGCACGGAGATTAGGTTTTCCTATAATGTCTGTAGAATTACAAGATACTCAGTTTTACGCTGTTTTTGAAGAGAGTGTATCTGAGTATTCAGCACAAGTCAATCAGTTTAACATTGTAGACAATCTTTTAAGTTTAAGGGGACAATCAACAGGTTCTAACTTTACACACAAAAGAATAACACCAACTTTAGCTAATACGATTAGAATATCAGGAGAATATGGTACGGAAGCAAAAGTCGGAGGAAATGTGGATTTGAAAAAGGGTTCAATTTCAGTTAACAGTGGTTCACAAGAATATGACCTCGACGCTTTATATGCTAACGTTTCAGAAAGTGGACAAGCGATAGAAGTCAAAAGAGTATATTACGAATCAACACCAGCAATACAAAGATATTTTGACCCATATGCTACAACGGGCTATGGAACTATAAATTTAGTACAAGGTTTCGGTTTTGGTAGTTATTCACCAGCGGTATCATTTACATTGAT